TTACACCTCGCTTTCTATCAGACTATACAGGTACTCCGCTCGCCCTACTGGATCATCTGGAAGCTTACCTTCTGATTTTCTCATTTTAAATCGCTCTATAGGCGGGGGTGCACTAAAAGCTGCAAGCTCTGCAATCCTCCCTAGGTCCTTCGCACGCTTACTTCTAGCTTCCTCAGCTTTATCGAATGTTTCTTTATCGATGATCGCTGGATACACGTCATTACCGAGATAGTTGATGTTTTTCAAAATAAGTCCCATGGATGAATGTGTCTTCTGAATACCCGCCTGTTCACCGGCCACAGCAAGGGAAAGTCCTGAAATGTACTTTTCAAAGAAATCCCTTACTTGATCCGCAGCCCTTTCTTCAACAGTAACAACTCCGTCCGTAATTGCATATCCGTATGGTACATAGGCCATTTACCTCACCACCCTTTCTTTAAGGGAAAGTCCACATTTTAATTTAAATGTCAGTTCATCCCTTGAATTTACAATGATGTTTTCTACAAACTTTTCAAATATCTCGTCTGTATAGTTTCCATCAAACTTATCTTTTGACACATGCTCAAGAATCGCCTTTACCTCATCAGCCTGTGATGTTCCACTTGTAAATGACATGACCAGGTTTGTCATCTCAGTGGTTAGATTTTTTATTTCGCTATCCAGTGCATTTCGTTCCTTGCTAAAAAGTGCTGGTTCAAGAAACCCTTTTGCCATAAGACCAATAAGGGTATTGCGCTCTTCGGTCAATTGCTCCATCCGCTTATCGATGGCATCAATTCTTTCAAGGTCGCACTCTTCTTGGTTTTTACTTATAGCATCATAAAGTGGCCCAAGGATAATCTTTCTACTGTAGGCAAGCTTATTCATCATGGTGGCAAAGGTTGCCTTTATCTCTCCATCCCGAATAAATAGCATGGAGCAGCTGTTCTTGTCTTCAATATGCCCTATGCAGCTCCAGGCGATATAACTTCTGCCAGCAGAGTAGTTTGTTTTTCTCCTAAACGTGGACCCACACTCCCCACAGATGATTCTGCCGCTTAGCACATACCTGTTTTGATAAGCCTTTTTGTTAACAGCCTTAATCTTTGCTCTTTGTGTGATCAGCTTTTGTGCCTTAGAAAACACTTCTTTGCTGACGATGGGCTCATGATGATTCTTGCAGTAGAATTGGTCTTTCTCACCTTTATTAGGTCGTCGATTGTAGTTGTTATCCGTGTAAGTCTTTTGGAAAAGCGCATCACCTTTGTATTTTTCATTTCGTAGCATATCGATCACTGTTCCTGTGCTCCAATGATTACCTCTTCTTGCAGGAATCTTGTCCCTGTTAAGGCCCTTTGCGATCACACTTCCACCTTTACCTGAAAGGCACTCTGAAAAAATGCGCTTAACAACTTCTGCTTCTTCTGGAACGATGACCATCTCACCATTCACATTGGCATAACCATAAGGTGGACTGCCAATAATGAAACTGCCATTTTGAAATTTTTTGCTGATTGACCATGTCATGTTCTGTGAAATGGATGCGGACTCTTCAGCGGCAAACCCAGATAAAATAGAAAGCATTAATTCACTTTCCATATCACCCGTATTCAGATTTTCTTTTTCAAAATAAATATAAACACCGATATTTAAGAGCTGTCTTACCAGCTCTAAGCAATCCGTGGTATTACGTGCAAAACGGCTTATGGATTTGGTGATAATAAAATCAACCCGATCACTTTCACAATCACGAATCATGCGAAGAAGCTCAGGTCGCTTTTCCTTTTTCGTCCCTGATATCCCTTCGTCATAATAAAGCCCGGCAAACTCCCATTCTGGATTGGATTTGATGTAGTTTTCATAGTGTTCCCGCTGTGCTTTAAGGCTTACCATCTGTTCATCACTATCAGTTGAAACCCTGGCATATGCGGCCACTCGAAGCTTGTTTTTCGACAACTGTGATTTTGTCAGTTCATCGATTTTCGTTATTTTTTTCATTGTCTCACCTCGCTTTCTTTCATTACATATATCACTCTAAAAGCCACTAATAGCAAGTGATTTAAGACATAATCTCGGCCAGCTTTGGGGAGAATTTCTGGCGGTTTAACGCTGATATTTTTTGTCGTTCATCCTCTGTAATTTTGCCTTCTTTCTGAAGCATCCTGATAATACTTTCTGCTATATAAAAGTCATACTCTCTTTGCAACTGTTCCTCTGTCATCGGTTCTGTCTCACCCTTGATCGGGCTGCCATCTTTCACTTCAATAATCTTCATAAAAAAACACCTCCTACCTGGTAGCCACGGCAAGAGGTGAAATCTGATGTTTTAACTAATCTTTCTTATAAAATTCGCATTCATAACCATCGGTATCAAGAAGCAACCCCTTTGCCCAAGGAGGGACTCTACTCATCTGCTGGCACACCCTATCAAGTGACATGCTAGGATCCGCCTCAATAATAACTTCATCATGTACATGAGCCACAATGCGGTAAGTGCTCAGTGTCTTTATGGCATGCATCAATAAATCACGAGAGATTGCTTGGACGATGTTTTCCACAAATTTGGGTCCATAGCTTTCAAGTCGATCCCATTTCTTTGTAGCACCGACACCTTCGTAAGTGACCGATTCTCCACCGAAGATATTCTCACCCATTTGAGGTTTAACATAGGCAAGCTGCCTACCAGAAGGAAGAACAATAAAGAGCATTCCACTCCTGTAATGAAACTTGATATTTTGTATTTCTTGAGACTGCTTATCTTTGATACACTTCTTAGCTGCTCTATCCACATCCCACCAGAATTTTACGATGTACGGATTGGCCTGCCTCCAGGCATTAACCAGGGGTTTTAATTCTTCCTCCTCAAGGCCCATCTCCAGCGCACCCATAGCCTTTAAAGCACCCACTGATCCACCATAACCTAGGGCCAGTTCTGCGATCTTGCCTTTCTGCCTTAAATGCCCATTCACACCATGCTTTTCAACAGGGACACCAAACATCTGTGATGCGGATGCACAATAAATGTCACCGCCGCTTGCAAATACTTCACTTCTCCAATCTTCGCCTGCTAGCCATGACAGCACACGAGCCTCAATGGCAGAAAAGTCGGCAACTATAAATTTACAGCCTTTCTTTGGCACAAAAGCGGTTCTAATAAGCTGTGAAAGTGTATCTGGTATGTCTTCATAGAGCATTTCAAGGGTTTCATGATCACCGCTCTTTACTATGCCTCGTGCCTCTTTTAAATCCGGCATATGGTTTTGCGGCAGGTTCTGCAGCTGGACTATTTTTGAGCTGAAGCGTCCAGTCCGATTGGCACCCAGAAAAGTAAACATACCACGAATCCTGCCATCACTGCAGACTGCATTTTCCATTGCCGTATATTTCTTTACGGATGACTTTGCCAGTTGCTGACGGAGTTTAAGAACTTCAGCCAAATGCTCTGGTGTGTCCTTTAATAACTCTACTACTGCTTTTTTACCAAGCGTATCTGTTTCCACACCATTTTCAGAGAGCCAGACTTTCATCTGCTGTACTGAGTTGGGGTTATCAAGTTCTGTTATTTCCTGCATCTGATCCATTAGCTTGGTGTGTGAAATCTCATCCATAGCGATAGCCTGCTTTACGAAGTCCATGTCTACCTTGATGCCTCGATCATTGATTTCCTGATCAAGATGGTACTCATGCCATATTTCATCCGGGACAGGAAACTTACTAAGCCTCTTTTGTATCTCAATTTCCGTTTCAACATCTCGCTTGTTATAGTCCTTAAAACTCTGCCATTTCTCCTCATCGTCACCTGGCAGATTACGAGTTCTTCCACCGTTTGTTTTCGTAGGCGTACACGGTACACAAAAATATCTAATAAGATCTTTACCTTCTGTCAGCTTCTGCTTTTCAAGACCAAGGACTGCACCCACACCTACTAAGGATAACGGAAGCCCCATATAGGCAGACCATACCATTGAGCATTTCCATGCGGATGGATTTAGATATTCTCCACAAGGGTGTCCAAGATATCTGGACAGACAGACACGCTCAAACTGAGCATTAAAAGCCCACTTAGTTACTTTTTCATCGGTCAAGGCATCCAGTATGATCTGTGGTATCTTTTCATCTTTCGCAAGGTCAACCACCATCACCTCTCCACCGTCAACAGAATAACCAAAGAGCAGTATTTCAAAGTCATCCGCCTCCACATAGCGATAAACGCCACTCTTTTGTAGGTTGATCGATGAGTAGGTTTCGATATCAATTTCAAGACTTCTCATAATATACCTCCATTCCTAAAAAAGCAGGTGGTAGAGGAAATACCCCCACCACCGTCAATTGGCCTTTTCTATTAGGCAAGGAAGTCATCTTCTGCAAGAGTTGTAAAATCATCTTCTGCAGAACTCTTTCCACCAAGAGGCTCGCCATCTTTAATCTTTTGAATGTTGCCAAGTCCACAAGCCACACCTTTATTTCCGTTGGAATTGAAGGAGAAAAAATTTAACGAAACCCTAGCAAAGCATCCGCTGTACACCTCACCACGATCCATGATTGGCTTTACGCTCTTGTCCACAATCTGTGGTGGGGTTTTGCTGTTGGCATTGATAAAATAATGCCCCTTATATGCCTCGTCGTCACGCTCCACATCCCCATCACGCAGAGGAATTTTTATAGCAGCCTTGTTGGGCTTCTTACCACCAAACTTAGCAATCCCTTCTTCAATAGCGGCATCAATAGCGGCATTTACTGCGTTAATGGTTTCTGTGTCGTCCTTTGGAATGAGGACAGATACGCTGTATTTTTCAGCACCTCCGTTGACAGAAACCGGCTCCCAGCCGTGGAAGTAAGATAGTCTTGTGTTTACACCTGTAATAACCTTAGTTCTATTCGTATTGTTTTTCATAATGATCAATCCTCCATAATTTCATTAAATTCGTTTTTTGCGTTCGTTACGTTCATAGCCACTCTTTTATCTGTTTTAGGAACAAGCGTTGGCTTTCCTGGTGGTTTTACTATGAGGCTTCCTAGGATTTCCTCAAATTTGGTTTTTCCCATCAGTTTCTGCATCTCTGTCAAAGGGATAAGACTCTTACGGTAAATATCTTTATATCCACTCTCTACAGCTTTTTGTGCTACAGTATCTTCATCTTTGTACTTACGGACTGAGCGACCTTCCACAACTTTAAAACCACTCCACTCTTTCCCATGGTTAACTGCTGCATCTGTGGCATAAGAAGTTATTTCACCCGCCCACTTCGTGAGATCAGGAATAATGTTTAGAATTTCTTCAATCTCACTATCTGTAAGCAGTGGTGGCATCTTAAACTCCTTCTGGGCCAGTTTGAGTTTTTCATCAGCCCTTGCACGGCATCTTATGGATGCTCTGCAGAAAGTACACCACGGGCCAGGGATATATTCACCTTCTCCTTGATAGGCTTTTGCTGCCTTAGGTTTTAGTTCTTCTTCTGCCCAGGCTTTAAGTTCTTCTACAGGAAGAGTCCAGGTGCTGACGTTTTCTCTTCGCGGCTGAAATATTGTCATTGATACTTCTTTGATGTCGTAGAGACTGTCATAGATTTCAAGAGCCCCTAATGCATAGAGTTTCATCTGCGGATTGTTTTCTGCGTCCACAAGGACTCCAATTCCGTATTTGAAATCCACTATATGAAGCCTGTCATCTGAAATGATTACACAATCTCCCGTACCAAATCCATCTGGCACATAGCAAGAGAAGTCAAGACGTTGTTCAATAAGAACGATAGGGTCAGTACAGGACTTTCTTGCAAGTTCTACCTGCTCCATGATGAAGGCAACATAGTCATCTGTGCATTCTTCCATTTCATCTGAATCATACTCTGACACGGGCCTCTTACTTCTGATGCGGAGTGCCTTTTTCAGTTTGTGTTCTGAGAGCTCATGTGCTGCAGTACCTGCTTTCGCCGCCTCTCCGCTTGTGTTTTCAAACTCAAGTTCAAGCCTTGCAGATGGCAAGCAATGGAGCCATCTGTGGGATGAAGATGCAGATAGTATTGCGTGATTACCCATTGCCAAGAACCTCCGCATCTTTCAAGATGTCAGCGTAATATGCCTTGTCAACAGCACTAAGCTTATCAGCGCCATACTTCCCGATAATCTCTCGCACCTGCGCAGTAAAACCAAGCTGGCTTTTTTCAGCAAGGACCATACGCACTTTTTCAAGTGGGATATCCTGCTCTTTTGCTTTGTCTGACTTTGTGGCAGGCACTTCTTCAGGCGCAGCATCGCTTTCGGTCATTGCATTGCAAACCACTTCTATGCTGTCTGCAAGGCTTCGCATGTCACTTACCACATCAAGCAGTAACTTTACTTTGCTCAAGTTCATTTCCTCCTTTCCTAGTCTCACAGATAGCAAGTTCCTGGACGCTATCTCCTGGAATCAGAATTGTTACACGCTGTTTATCTCCAAGGAGGAAACGTAGAATGCGCTCCCTTACGGTGACATTACGGCAAGTAACGATTCCGCCTGTCTGTGGCATTTTTGAAACACTGATCTTCAGGTTATGTTTCATATCCATCACCTCTTTCTGAAGGGTCATTATTTGTTCCCCTCTATTTGGTAGCCATGGGAGGGATGGAAATCTGACGGTTTTGTAAAATTGCAAAAAAATAATGCCCTCAGGAGTTTTTTAGACCTCCAAGGGCATGTGCTTAACTATTCTATTTTAATAAAGGCATCAGTAAAGCCAGCAGCTTTTACTCTGGCCAGCATAGCATCAGCATTGGACTTTTCAATGTAGGCCCCGACCTGAACGCGGTAAAGCTTCTTAGTTTGTGGTGTGGGAACCGTAAGTAGCTTTTTAACGTCAGCCCTGAAAGTATCCATACTCTTACCATGCCTAGAAAACCAGTGCCGAGGATCTCCATGATTGCTGGCGATTTTCTTTTGATAACCTTCGTAGTGCCCAATGATATCTTTCTCCGTCATGTCATAGAGTTTACAAAGATAAGCACAAAGCTCCGCGGCTTCTTTGTAAACCTCGCTGAAGTATGAGACATCGGACAGATTGTCTTCACAGATCTCAAATCCGATATGACTATCGTTTGCGTCACCACCTGCATGCCAGCCTCGATGATCCCATGGTAGCGTCTGGTAAGTTGCAATGGTACCATTCTTAAGCTTTCCAATAAATGCATGGACACAGACTTGTCTACCACTGGGTCTATGCTGATTCCAGTGATTGTTATACTGGTTCTCTCCTAAGATGCCATCATCTGGACCAACATATCTACGAAGATATGGATTATTAGCCCCAGTACTATGGACCATGATGCCTTCGGGTTTGATTTTCCTACCTGCTTTATAGCATTCATTTTCTGTAAAAATAAGTTTTTTAAGGTTCATAGATATTCCCTCCTACGATTTGTTGCAATCTATAGATAAATAAAAACGCCACAGGCTTAGCCTATGACGCTTCTACTAGAACGGGTATTCTTGCTCGGTTATGTCGCTTTTATTTAAATCTCTCGTCTCATTTTCTTTCCCGCAAACCGGGCATGTTCCTTAATAATCTCTAAATGTTAAACTCCCTTCTAAGTGCATTAAATACTTCACTAAGATTAACGTCGCACCACAACGGCATTTAATTTTGGTCACTTTCATCCCCTCCAAAAGCATTATACGAAGGGGATGACATTTTATACAGCTAATCCAGTTTTCCTTCATCAAAAACCTGATCGCTGTTTTCATGCCAATAGAAGTCTAGAGTTTTGTGGCAGCATGGACATTCCTCTTGATAGTTCCTTATCACCATTTTGTCACTGAAGAGCAAATTGTAATTGATGACGCATAATGGTTCTTCGCAATGGCTACAATGAATAAATACCATTTGAACACCTCCATAACTTAACTATGCTGGACATCGTTCAAACGGCAAAACCCTTTTTACTTTGTTCCGTCTTTATCTCCACCGTCTTTAAGCTGTTCCAAAACATCACGGAGCTTTTCTGGAATAGGCAGTCCAAGTCTTGTTGCATTCTCAATGATGCTGATTCCTTCATTAGATAGGTAGAAAAAGATCACTGCTGTTCTGATAACACCACCATCACCGATGATGTTCTGATCAACAATGTGCGCTACCCCCACCAAAGAGAAAATCACCACTTTTTTAAAGATGCCCCGAGCACCCACGTCACTGGATAAACGCTTCTCAATTATGGCGCACATGACACCAAGCATATAGTCAATCACCACAAAGGCAATCAGGGCATATAAAAATCCATCGTAACCTCCAAGAAACCAGCCAAGCCAACCACCGAGGCCAGCAAATACAAATTGAATCACATTCCAAATGTCTTTCATTATTATCCTCACTTTCCTGAAATCAAAAAGCACATCCAGTTGTTTAAATTCTGGTTGTGCCTATGATGTTCAAATTCTAAATATGGAAACGGAAGAATCCATTCCCGCCATAGATTCTGTTACAGTGCCATTCCAATAAAAATCAAGCTCATCACCGGCAGTGCACGATTCAATAACTGAAACGGAATGATTTAGACTGACTGCATTAACCGATGCTGCTCTTTTTAGTCCCGAACCGTTCTTCCTGATCAACAGACTGGCTTCACCGTAAACAGATGCAACCTGGCTGGCTCTAATGCAATACCTACCTGATTCACCAATAATAAGTGATCGGGTATTCGCATCAAAAGTTATGCCATTCCCTACAAATGTTGTATCATCGATCTCCGCTTTGAAATTGCTCCCAGTTATAGCTTTTAGCTCAGATTGAAAAAACACTTCAGGCTTTTCTCTCTCATCAAGAATCAGCTGATTACCTTCTTCATTCACGATGACAATCTTTCCCGGTTCTAAATTCTCAGGTGTATCAACTAAATCTGTAAAGTGATGCTGATGGATGGTGTTGGCCTTATTCAAAAGGAGTGCATTGATTTCATTTGGGGAATATCCACTACTACTGGATGGAGTAACAGATAAGACGTCACTTCCACCACTGTATTGAGAGATTCTCTCCACCTTTTGCGTCAGTTTGATTTCATGCTCCAGCATGGCATTATGAAGATCCAGTGTGTATTTCAGATTTCCTGTATCATTGTCCTCGCTTACTGTTACACCCTTTACTCGTAGTATCCCTTCAAAGCCAATTTCGTCAGAACCTTCTGGCGGGATATGCCATCCAATCCAGTCTCCGATCAGGTAGGACTCAAAAGGTTTGATCTTTCTACCTTCTGTGTCCGTAAAGGTAGTCACCGTTCCCTGAATGCCCCAGGTAGGGAAAGCAGCTCGGCTGAGATATGCCTGTCCATACTCTGAGAGACCTCCAATGAGATTGCTGGCTGAGAGATATCCTTCTCTACGGCCATAGTTTGTCTGACTCAAACTATGAGATGCAACTGCTATGGATTTCTCGCTTCCTTCGATGAGTACTTCATTGACAAGATTTGTTCCGTCGCTCTGGTTCTGATGACTAAGGATTGCCTGTCCTGGTCGGTAGATGATCTCTTCATGAAGATCTTCTCCCTTATTCTTGTAGATTTTCAGTCTCAGATCTGGAGTCATTTCGATATCGAAATAACCCAGGCCATCAGTAAACTTTGTAACAACTTCCGTCAAAGGAGTCCCGACCCTGAATGAAAGATTGATGCTTTCTGTGAAGGTGTTCCCTAAACTGTCCTTGTCATCCTCCCATCCAATGGATACTCCTTTTAGACCGCCTCTTGTTTGTGCTTCCTGTATCAGTTTTCTCAGAACAGTACTAGCAGTTCCTGTGAATTTCCGATCCAGAACCGGTTCTGCGAGATTTTCCGGATAAACGACTGCCCAGCCCAGCATCGATAAAATGCCTCGTCCATTCACTTCAATAATCTGATGCTCTGAAGGGTCCACATAATTCGGCTTCTTTGCTTCAATGATCCATTTAAAGATAGGATTCCCATCCAGTTTTACCAGCACGAAATTCTGATCTCTGATATATTCGTTGTTTCCGCCAAACCTGTCATACCTGCTTATGGAAAAGCTGCCTGATCCGGCATTGTTCTGAACCATCTGAAAGGCTTTATTGAAGGCCCCGTCCAGCTGGCAGAGCACCGTATTCGGATTTTCTCTCGCACAGATGAACAGCTCAATGCCGATATCGTCAGTTGGAACTCCGGCATACACTTCAAATCCCTTCACATTGCTCTCTCTGACTGTCGGCTGTGACAATACGACTTTTATGGGACCGCTTTCCGCTTCAGCTGGAAGCTGCATTACGATCTCATTCCAGGACCAGGAAAGGATGCTGCACATGAGATCATTGATGTATACAGAACCATCATAGCTTCTCAGGAACCGATCGGGATTTGAGACATCCGATTCAAATGAATATCCAAACCCGTTACCATAAAGTGTAAGAACGGATCCGGAAGGCCCACGAGTTGATGAAATTCTTGAAATGTATGGAAATGGTGGATCATCAGTAATGTTTTCATATTGATAGTAGCTTCTCTGGTTACTCCAAAGGGGTCCAAACTTTGCAATATTCTCATACTGAGATAAGGTTCTCTTATCAGTCCAATCAATAGGCGATTTGCCGATGTTTTCATATTGGTATAAGGTTCTTTTATTGGACCAGGGCATTGCCGCCTTGCCTACATTTTCATACTGGTAGAGTGCTCTTTTCATGGTCTTCGAAACAGTAAGAGTCCTGACTTCTGAAACGGATAATCCAGAACTGTTCTCAGCGGTTACTCTCCAATACCACAAGCCAGGTTCCAGTATTAATGAATATCTTACTGTGGAATCACTTGCGACATCGACATATTCAATTCTCTTACGATCCAAGCCATCAAAAGTTGCAACTTTGTCCGCTTCAAACAGAATACGATCTGCAGCAAATGTATCGATTGGGTCGCTGTAGTTTATGTCAAAAAACAGCATTCGATCAATAAAGTTCAAACCATCTTCTGGACTAACAAGCGTCAGTATTGGCATACCCATCCCATTTCACCTCCTATGTCCAGCTTCCGACGGTGATGATGCATCTTCCCGCCTTTGGTCCCAGTATGAGAGGAGGTGCACCTAAAAGATTTCTGATGTAGATTGTGGCGCTTAAGTTATCTGGAGCAATCGATGCAATATCAAGCGTTGCTGTCCAAGGACCGTCTTCAGAAAAAGAAAGCCCAAAGTCACCATGATTGAGCTGGATGTTTACACCTGAAGCGATTCTGTTTGAACTGGCATTTTTCAGTTTGAAAGACTTAATCATTGTAGTGCCTTCAGGTCTGTCTCCCCAATCCAACAGTGCTGTTTTCTCATTGCCGTCTGCATTGCAGATGAGAATGTCATCAGGGGTTTGTCCATATGCTTTTCTTCCATAGAAATGAGCTTTTCTAAAATAGGAGTCCCCATCGTAGGAGGAATACAGTTCAAATTTGATGCGTATGGTTTTATATGTGGTTGAAAAGGAAACAGGTTTGACATAGATTCTCCACCATGATGGCACCGTGTGAGAACCCATAGGTGTTCCAGAAGGAAATACTGCAGTCTCCCAGGTTCCGTCCATACCGTTGGTTGTATCATTGCTGCCTTGCATTTCAAATCTTAAGAGACTTCTAACCCATGATCCAAGCCAGTTGCTCGCTTCAATTTCTCTCGCTTCAGGAAAGAAAAACCACATGCATCTTTGTACAGAACCACCGTATGAACCTTCATTGGACTTCCATAGCGTACTGGTTCCTTCATCGTTTATTGCTGAAAGCTGACTTTCTGAAAGCCAATCCGTTATGCCTTTGGCATAATCTTGACCGATGTTGTAGCCCACAACTGTTCCGTCAATATCATAAGGGATTCGTCTATGATTCAGTTCCTGGTAGGGCATTCTTGCTCACCTCACTTTCAAACTCATCCTGATATTTATGCTCCATTACAATATTCTGGATGAGATGCTCATCTGCCTCCTTCGGAACCCAAAGAGTAATTTCATGACCACTTGTGAAAAGACGTAGATTGACCGTGAGTTCACCTTCTTCTACAACTGGTTCTAGTTCTGGAATGGCATCATACAGTTCCTGCATAAGTTTTACACCATCAACTATCTTGATAAATTTCAGCTCTTTTCTGTCTTTGCAATCCTCAATATTCATACAGTCCTCCTTAAAAATAGCTTGGATGATACCTGAACTCCACGGTACCACCGGTTGTTTCTGTAGTGAGCTTCATATTATTCGTTCCGCTTTCAAATACCATCCAGTATGCGTCTCCTCCATGCTTCACAGTGGTAATAACATTTTCTCCTTCTTTAATGCAGGAGAAATCTCTGGTGTTTAGCACAACACTCTCCCCGGTATTTATGACGCCTAAATACTGCACCCATATCCCGTTGCTGGTATTTTGAAGCATTGGATTAGTCATCGGTCCAGCAAGTTTGATTTCCATAGATATGAGTGGAGCCGTACCCATATATTCATGGATCCAGTTATGGGTTCTAGAATCGATAGTTTCATTAATGATAACTTCATCAGTGCCATAGAAAAAAGGATCCGGCAGCTCAATTTCCAGAGCAAACTTGGCATATCCCGGAGCCTTTCGGACAAAGTTGATATCTGAACTTAGTTCACCTTGTGCTTCTCTGACTTCTCCATTTTTACCAATCCTTCTTAACGTATGGATTCCAGGCTTTGAAATTCCTCGAATAAACGCATCAATATTCTGATCTAACTCTGACCTGTCTTTTCCTTTGATCCACATGGAAAATACCATCTTGCGCCGATCGTATCTTTTCTTGACCCATCTGCTTCCATGCTGAAATGGGACCTGGAGGTTACTTCCTCGAACTTTTGGGATCCCTATCCCTTCGATGACCTCTTCAACATCCCATTTATTATGTTGCGATAGAGTCATTCCGTTAAATAGCCATAATTCTCTGTCCAAAGGTTCACCTCCTATACCAGTCCATATGAATGTTTCAGTAGTGTTGATCGAATACTATCAGAGGACGGTTCAGAGCTCGGATTATTGATCGTGATATTATAATGATTTGTCACACCACCAAGAACTTCGCTTTCACCCTCTCCTCCTGTCATCACACCGAATCCCATCTTCTCAAGCATGCCTTTAAACAGAGCTTCCAAGCCTTCACTCGGCATTGTTCCTGCTACGGCAATGGAAGAGGTATCCGGGATAATATTCTCCACAGCACTGACATCAACCTGAAGTCCATCAAAATCCGTCGGGATGGAATTTTTCATTTCAGCTGCAACGTTTTTCATGGCATTACTGAACCCAACTCCGATTCCCTGACCCATGTTCGATCCGATTCCGGCAAAGACTGTCGAAGGCGAATGGATTCCAAGCAGATTCTTCACGCCTCCGACAATTCCACTCATAGCGCCACCAACTTTTTCTCTTATCCAGCCCACCATGGAAGAAATTCCAGACCAAAGACCCTTGATGATATCTTTTCCTATATCTGTTATGGATGGAATACCCTCTCCAAACCCTCCAACGATTGCCGAGATGATGGCAGGTATTTTGCTTATAAGTAGAGGTATGGCCTGAATTAATCCAGCTCCCAGTTGCACGATCAGGTTGATGCCCATCTTAATTAGTTTCGGATAGTTTTCAATGAGAAAAGTCACGATGCTAGCTATTATCTGTGGTAGTGCTTCAATTAAAGCTGGTAAAGCATTCAGTAGTCCTTGTGCCAGTCCGGTAATTAATGTAAATGCGGCATCTAAGATCAGATCTATATTTTCAATCAAAGTAGTTGCTATGAGAATTACAGCTTCCACCATTGAAGGAATCAGTTCGGGAAGTGCCAGTCCTAATCCTTCTACCAGGGCTGTTATAAGAAGCAGTGCTGCATCAATAAGTAGTGGAAGACTGTCAACTAAAGCTCCGATTATCGTCATGACCGCATCTACCGCCGCTGGAATCAGCTCTGGAAGAAGATTCAATAAGGTCTCAAGAATCTGAGTGAATAAGTCTGTAACCGTACTTAATAGTAGGGGTAATAAATCACCGACAGCTAGTAAAATGCCATCCATGGCTGTCGGCAGTGCAGCAACCACATTCTCTAAAATCGGCACGATATTCACTACAACAGACTGGAATGCATCTACCAGATTCTGTGTGAGATTTTTCATATCCGCATCGGCATTCCCAAGGCCAGCTGTGAAAGAACCCATTGCTGCTTGAAGCAACCCTAATGACCCAGTCACCGTTTGAGTGGATTCTCTTGCGAAGTTACCGGCATACTGTTCCGTATTTTCAAAGAACATCTGCATAGCGACTTCAGCTTTCTCAGCTTGTGTAGCTGAAGCCCAGGTAAAGTCTAAGCCTTTAGCAAGGGCATAGGCTTCCACATTGGTGGCATTCATCGCAACACCCAGGTTGTCCATCATGGTAAAATTACCTTTGGCAGCTCCTGCGACGGAGTCTAGTGCCATCTGCATGTCGATTCCCATAACGGATGCCATATCAGCAGCTCGCTGCATAGCCTTCTCAGTCAGTTCCAGACTTTTCTGCTGTTCAAGTCCGGATCCCTGAAATAGAGCACCCATCTTATTGGCTGTGGCCAGATAATCACTCTGGGATACGCCAAGATTCTTATAAGCTTCTTCTCCTGTTTTCTGAATGGAAGCTGCATATTCTCCAAAAACTGCCTCTGATCCACCCAGGTTCTGTTCCAGTTCTCCGAACTGCTGAACAACTTCTTTTCCGATCTTGATCGCTGCAGCTCCAGCCGCTACAGCTACTGACCCCATTGCTATACCAATACCTTTAAGGATTCCACCAAACTTATCGAATCTGCCCCCTGCATCATCTGCGGACTTACCCGATTCATCCAGAGAATCAGCTAGATTTTCAGCTTCAACCGATGAGTCTTCCAGTTCCTTTTCCATCTTCATGAGATCCGCATTGGCGTTGTTGAGCTGTATCTGCCACGCTTTCGTTCTTTTATCATTCTCGCCGAAGGATTCAGAAGCGTTATTCAGTGCAGATTCCAGCGTCTTTATCTTATCTTTCTGAGTATCAATTTCCCTATTCAGCACTTCGTTTCTTGCAGTGATAGCTTTAATTGATTTATCCTGTTTATCAAATTGGGAGGTAACCAGATTCATTTCAGAACCAAGCACCTTAAAATTTTGATTGATGTCACGAAGAGCGCTTTTGAACTCCTTTTCACCTTCAACACCGATTTTTAAGCCGAAATCCGACATGGTATCACCTCCTTGGGGCATGAAAAATGACACCGATTAAGGTGCCACTTTACATGGTAGTGTTATGAGTATTCCGGGATAATATCGTCAATATTATGGTCTTTTCTCGGTTTTGAAATCCCGATAAACTGCTTGTGACATTCCCATAGATCCATCAAATAGCCGATGGGCAAAAGCCACACTTCATCTTCAAATCTTCTCAGGTGGGCGGTGCCAAAATAGATTAGTCGGGTAAAGAGTTCCTCACTGCTTACCCGACCACCTCGTTTTTTGAGTCGTCACTCTCCACATTCCTTTTTGTACCTTTCATCATACTGGCCATAATGGCATTCTTGTAATTAGCCAGATCAAAGGGTGTGGTAAGAAGCTCCACTTCATCTTCTGTGAGAAGTTCTTTTCTATCATCCTTATTTCTGATGTTATGAATTAAAATGGACTGGTTTGAGAGAAGTGTAATCAACCACACAATCTCATCAAGTGCCATTTCAAAGTTCTCAGTTTTCATGAGCTTATCGCCCAAATTCTCAAGACCACCATAGCGCTTGGCAATTTCCTTTGTAGCTTTAGTGGTAAGAATCATCTTAAACTCCGTGCCGCCAATATCAATGGTGGTGCTTCTTTCTTCACCGGCTTCGTCAATCTTTAATTTTTCATCTGCCATGATCAACCCTCCCATTAAGAAACAACAACAGTAGCCACTGTGGTCGTAACGTTTTCTGCACCACTAGAGCTTAAGACGCAGTAGTAGTAATAGGTATCTGCCAAAAGGTCTGTTGGAATATCAAAGCTCGCAGAAGTTTCTCCATTAATTGCAGTACCGCCAGTGGTGCTGTTGATTGTATTTTCATACCACTGATAAGTTACAGTGTTTGAGGTGTTGGAGCTTGCCACAACAGAAAGGCTTCCAGTAATGCTTCCTTCAGTGACCTCTGTGAGAGTTGCTGGTTGAGTTGTAATAGTTACGGTCGGCGTAACTGGAGTAAAGTCTGGTTCATAAACGGATGTGAACCAACTTGTAATTGTTGATGCAGAAACACCATTATCTCCTTCAGTGGCTTCCGCCTTCCAAGGATGTTTGCTTTCTCCATCCAGTTTATTTCTTCTAAAGACGGTTCCTTCTATGGTGGGACTGCTAAATGTAATGGAGTCGCCTTTGGTAGCAAGACTTGTTGCGGGAACAGAAAAAATAACCCTGTAGAGCCAAAAGTAGCGATATTTTCCATTGGCCTTCTTGGCACGAAACCCAATAGCCACCGGAGACCCACCATCTTCACTTCTTGAAACAACGACGTTATTGCTGTCGATTTTACATCCTGTCAAATCCTGTGCTACCAATGATCCGATATCATCAATACCCAGTGTCAGGGCACCACTCTTAAATTCTTTTACTACCTCGCTGGCACCGTCATCTGCGTAGAGAATGGCTTCAATGAGCTCAATGCTCAGCTCTGCAGTCATGGCTTTAGCCAGTACTTTAGGTGTTCCATAGGTCTCAATGCCGTTTTGATCTTCGGTGATCTTAGCATAATATAATTGATCCAAACCAATCGTTGCCATTTATTCTTCCTCCGTTTCATATTCTTTCATTACGTCAATGGCGTAATGATGAAATTTAGTATCATGTTCATAACCAACATACTGTCTATCTGTGATGGTGACCCCTCCAGATTGAAGCGCTTTCGTTAGTTCTTTCTTGCGCTTCATATAATTCTTCTTCGTGAAAAGAGAAAGCCGAGCTTCTGAAAGAATCATATAGGCCTCATTATCTGCAAAAAGAACAAGCCTATCAGACATGGGGGTAATAACCAGATATTCATCAGGCGGCATATCGGAAAATACTCCGGTCTCCACAGGAATGTTTAGGGGTCCTAGTATGTGGTTTAAATCCGCAAGTAAGCTCATAGCTTTTCAATCTCCTTATCCAGTTCTGATTTCATAGTTTCAATGCATGCCTTCCGAGATGCCGACTTTGCAGGCTTCAAGAAGGGTTTAGGTGGCTGACCTGATTTACCGTATTCAAGGATATTTGCAATCTTAGCATTGGCATCTCCATCACCACGAGGTTCATTAAAGCCAACCTTGACATTGAAGTTTCCATTTCGGTCTAGCTTAGTGGGAGAAATGCCTAGGGAAGATACCATCTCACCGGTTGAACGGCTTTTTTCTTTTGTTCCAGTACCGATAACGCCTTTGAGGTTGGCTTTTACTTTATCCAGAACAACCTCGCCGCCAGCTTCTAAAACTTTCGAGACAATCTCATCTGTCTTATCACCAAGCTTTGTAAGCTTCATTAGAAACTCATCAGGCATTTTCATAGTTCCTTTAGCCACTTGGAACCACCTCCTTGGCCAGTACTTCAATGTACATTCCCCGGCCTTTCACATCCTCAACAGATGTGATTTCAAATCTCTTATCTCTATGGATGAGCACCATAGACGTAGATATGGTTATACCAGGGATGCGGCGAAAGCGAAAAAGGTCTGTGGCTTCAGAAAAGGATGCCCTATTAGCCCATTTTTCATTGCCATGCCGACCTTCACGGTAAGCTCTTACAGAAGCTATAATGTTATCAACTTCAGTTTTAAAGCCTTCGGGATCTTTTATGGTGACGCTCTCAATGATGTCAATAAAGGTATTCATTTTCCCAAAGCTCATGACTACACCTTCCAATCCCGATCAAGTCGCAGCAGGAGATTGACTGTATTCCATACCTGCTGCCCAGCCTGCACATTATCTGAAAAGAAACCACCGGTGCTGCCGTCCCTGGATTCATAAAAGTGGGACGACAGCATAATGATGGCTTGTTGTGTGGTGGCTGGCATAACGGCTTCCACGTAGTGGTTTTCAGGAAGATGCTGATAGCTTTCTGCATACCGCGTGGCGGCGGTGATGTACATCTCAAGCAGCTCATCATCAGCCGAGTGATTAAGAATAAGATTTACTTTTACTTTTTCCAGCAGTGTCATACCGCCACCATCCTTTCATTAGTCTGAAATCATAAGCCCTGCAGCCTTAAGTTTGGTGAGGAGGGCATTAAAATCCGTTACCAAATCTTCAACTGTGGCAGCAGTACTTGCCGCTTGATTATCGAGAATGGGGAGGCCAGTAACGACTGCCCCATCCTTGATTTCAAGAGTTCCACCAATAACGGTTTTTTCGCCACCCTGTTCGGTAAAGTTCTTTGTGTTATAACTCATAGGACACCTCCATTACGCTTTCTGCTGAAGCACTTTAATGGCTTCAGGCAGAATTAGCTTTCCATCCACACGCTGAGTGGCAACAAAGCCCACCTGACCAGTAGCTGCATAGAGCTCATTAAGTCTCTTGAATACTCTGCCTTGACGATCCGCTACCCAGTAGTAGCCAAAGTCACCGAAGATGATGGACTTTGCAGATGCAGCGATGGTAGGAACGTAGGATGAAGTGTAAACAGGTCTATTCAGAATGGTATCTGGTGTTCCAGCCTGAAGTGAAGGCTGCCAGATATACTGACCCTGACCATCTTTTAGCTTTCTAATGGCCTTAATGGTAGCATCGTTCATTACGAACACGGACTTGTTTCTGTAAGGAGACTTAAGAGAGTAGAAGAGGTCCAAAATCTCATCAATGGAAATAGCTGTAGCACTTGCAGCGGTTACACCGATCTGTGCTCCACCAGTGGCAGCAAGAATACCTGTAGGCTTACCAGAACCATCTCCTGTGAAGAAAGCATCTTCTTCCTTGTTTCCGATACGTCTTGCAAACTCCCTGGCGATGTAGTTTTCAAGATTAAAGACGCTGTCATTTAGAAGCTCTTCAGAAACTTTAATCATGGTACCAAGTTTGTAAGCACCAATGGAAACCTGTCCAAAGCTATCATCGCTTTCAGGAATGGCACCTTCTTCATCAATCCAAGAAGCGGTTCCTTTTGAAGCCACTACTGGAATCTTACGATCACCAGAAGAAGTGGAGATGACGTTGGCCAGCTTTCTGAAGATATTCTCTTCATCCAGGGCTTCAATAAGTGTACGTTCGAACTCATCTGGTACAAGGTAACCACCTTCCGTGTCAGTGCCAATCTGCAGTGCGTTCTTAATCACTGGATCAAGCCCTTCACCAGAACGGGTTTTCATGGCATTCCAGAAGGCCTTCTGGTATTCAGCAGAGGCTCTGCCGCCTTTGGATTCCACACCTTGGAAGATAGGCTTTCCGGTAAGTGGAGTGTTCAAGGGCTTTGAAAGCTCGCGGTCAAGTGCTTCTTGCTTTTCAAGACGGTCAATCTCCTTACCAAGGGCAACCACATCAGCTTCCATTTTTTCATAGGTTGCAGTGTCTTCGGCGGATACAATTCCATCTGTACCTCTTTTGGTATCCAGGAAGGCTTTAGCGGCTTCCCAGGACTTTGCTCTTTTTTCACGCAGTTCAAGAATTTTATTCATAATGTTTTCCTCCTAAAATTTAGTGCCCAATCAAAGAAAGCCGCTTTTCTAGCGACTCAATTGGGGTGCAAGTATTCTCTTTTGGTAGTTTGGGTTTTACCTTATCAAGCAGAGAGTTGGTAACAGCTCTGCGGCTAAAGGCATAGGTAAAGTCTTCGGTCTGATTTCTTTTCTTTTCATCCTCCAAGATACCGTCAGCAAAACCAAGCTCGATGGCCTTCTTTGCATTAAGCCAGGTTTCTGCATCCATAAGATGGGATAGCTTTGTCCTTGACTGACCTGTCTTAATTTCATAGGCATTGATGATGCTCTCTTTAACTTCAGAAAGCATAGCGATGGCTTTTTTCATTTCTTCACTGTCTCCAATGGCCACGGTAAGGGGGTTATGGACCATCATAAGGGCTGTTGGTGCCATGAGCACCGTTGTCCCCGCCATAGCGATGACTGAGGCGGCAGAAGCGGCAATGCCATCGATCTTTACGGTAACAGTACCTTTGTAATCCATCAGCATGGCGTAAATCTGACTAGCAGCAATGCAATCACCTCCTGGAGAATTGAGCCAAATAACAATGTCACCCTCGCCGGCAGTAAGCTCTGCTTTAAATGCCTTAGGGGTGACATCATCGTCAAACCATGAATCTTCAGCAATAACGCCGTCTAGGTAGAGTGTTCGGATACCAGTGTTTTCATCTCGTGCCCAGTTCCAAAACTTCTTCATTTAGGTTCCTCCGTTTCTTTGATATTTGCGAACGCGCCTGCGTCCTGTAATTTTGTCATGGCACCGTTGATGAGATAGAGATCGCCACCTAAGGATTCTGGGATTCTATCCAGATTTTCTAGCTCTCTGATATCATTGGCGCTCATCCAACCGTTCTGCCTTGCAGTGGCATATCCACTCATACGACTTACATAATCACCACGCAAGAGACCATCCACATTAAACTTGATAAACACATTGGGTTTTTCACTTTCCATAAGAAGTGCCCTGCACATGGACTGTTCCCAGCGAACCACCCAAGGGTCGAGGGTGTATTTCACAAACTCCAGTGATTGCTGCTCGATGTTACTAAAAGACGACTTCTCAAGGTCAGCTAACATATGTGGTGGGACTCTAAAAATACGAGCAATCTCATTGATCTGAAACTTCCTAGTTTCCAGAAACTGAGCCTGCTCAGGAGAAATGCCTATAGGCTGATACTTCATGCCTTCTTCAAGGACCGCCACCCGGTGGGCATTACCACTTCCTTGGTATGCTGCGTTCCAGGATTCTTTAATCTTCTGAGGATCCTTGATGGTACCGGGGTGTTCCAGGACGCCACCGGGTGATGCGCCATTAGCAAAAAACTTAGCTCCATATTCTTCCGTGGCAATGGCTAGTCCTACAGCGTTTTTCGCCATGGCAATTGGTGAATAGCCTACCAGCCCATCAAAGCCAAGTCCTGGAATATGAAGGACATCTGATGGTGAAAGATAGACCTGATTGTCTCTACCAAGAGTAGGAGCATCTTCACTACCACGCTGGTACAAATAGAAAAGCCGACCACTTGAATCGCGATCGACCGTCATCTTATTTGGCATTAGGGGGTACAGGGAGATCACTTCACCTCGTGCATTTCGAATAATCTGAGCATAGGCATTTCCCCATAATAAAAGATGACTCATCAGCGTTTCTCTAAACGCAAAGGAAGTCATCTCAGGATTTGGTTCATCATGAAGCAGTTTGTATAATGGGTGTTTCAGGTTTTTCTCCTTGCCCCCTGAATCATTGTATTTGTAGACATGTAGCGGGAGACCAGCTAATGTCTCAGATAGGATTCTCACACAGCTATACACCGCGGTCATTTGCATGGCGGTGTGTTCATTAACAGGTTTCCCAGCGCTGGTGCTTCCGAAAAAGAAACTATATCGGCTGCCTCCAAGAGCATCTTGAGGCTTGTTACGTGCCTTGAATAATCCTTGTAGTATTCCCATGGACATCACTCTCCTTAAAAATGGGTATGAAAAAAGCACCTCTTTTGAGATGCTTACTATAGATGCAACTAATTTCATAATAACTGTAGAAATGATACGTCATATAAAAATATTTTTTAACATGGAACTATTCTAAATCTTGAATATTCATTCTGGAAATCTCATTCATGTTTTGTTTTCGATAGAAAAGATAAATACCGCTAAAGATTACAGTAGGAATATTTGTCAAAACAAAAATAAGCACCATAGTCCATTCTTCATACCTTATCCAATGAGGTGCCGTAATTGTCAGAAAAACTGAAAAGCTAAATGATAACAAAGGAAGAATAAGACCCAACCAACTATTTTTTCTTTTGGATAACAATATCTGCAATACAATTAATGCTATACCTATAAGTATTATTGTTATAATGAGTAACAAACTGGTAATATTCATATTATTCATCATCCTTTCTTATTTTTTTATATTCTGAAATTAATAATTTTGCAGTATCAAAATCTATTTTTTCATTTACTGCTAGTTTCTTAATTAATGCAATGTATGGCTCCTTTGCTGATTCTTCATTGATTTGAATTTTCTGAATTAATCTATCTAACCTTAATCTTACTGTAGGATATGTAACTCCATATTGCGAGGCAATCTGCTTTAATGAACCAGATGATAAAATAAATTTTTTAATAAATGCTAGATCTTCATCCTCTAAATTCATCATCCATTCGGGAACTACTTCGATAGCCATAACACACCCCCTTTAACTTTATTAAGTGTATCATTGAATAATATTAAATTCAATAGTAATTATATGGTTTAACAAAATTTATAATTTCTATCATCTAAATAACAGGAGATAATATTTGAAACCTCAGTTACAAATAATCTTAATTTACACTTTTCAGTGTTTACCATGCAGCATAAAAGAATAATTAAGTTAATATTGAAGAATACTTAATTCTTTTAAATACCTCTACAATTCTTCTATAAGCCTTTTCTTACTACACATAAATTTACTTATCTGGAACAAACTTTTGTTTATATCGATTTATTAAACCGTAGGCAAACTAGCACTAGAAGAATAATAGTCCACGATCATCATAAACAGAATTACCAGTTTCTCCACCACAGCGAATCGCTCGGTCAAGAGCCATGATTGTGGCAACAGCACCGTCAATCTTCTCGGTAGATTTTTCTTTGTCTGCTTTGATGTTGCCAGCAGGATCGGTTCTAATAAAAATGTTATCCATCATCCAGCGGAGAACAGGATGACCACCGTGAGCGATTTTCTTCTCTAGTGTGAGTTTCATTAATTCCTTAGTCGGCGGAGACATATCTTTAAATCCCTGACCAAAAGGGACAACGGTGAATCCTAAATTCTCTAGGTTCTGTGTCATCTGAACTGCACCCCAACGGTCAAAGGCAATCTCACGGATGTTATATTTCATCCCAAGTTCCTCAATGAAAGCCTCAATGAATCCGTAGTGGACTACGTTACCTTCGGTAGTAAGAAGGAAGCCTTGTTTTTCCCAAACATCATAATTCACATGATCCCGTCTAACCCTAAGGTCAATGCTGTCTTCCGGTATCCAAAAGTATGGAAGAACCACATACTTGTCATCTTCATCCTGTGGAGGAAAGACAAGTACGAAGGCTGTAATATCAGTGGATGAAGAAAGGTCCAGCCCGCCATAGCAGACGCGACCTTTAAGAGCTTCTGGATTAACCGGGAAAGCACAGGTATCCCATTTATCCATTGGCATCCATCGAATAGCCTGCTTAACCCATTGATTTAACCTAAGCTGCCTGAAGCTGTTTTCTTCAGCAGGGTTTTGTCTTGCTGACTCATAAGCCATTTTTACTTTATCCATGCTGACAGTGATGCCAAGGGATGGGTTTGCTTTCTTCCAGACCTTTGGATCGGACCAGTCATCTTCAAGATCTGCGCCATAAATGACGGGGTAGAAGGTAGGATCGTTCTTTCTTCCTGCCATGATATCCAGTGCTTTTTGATGAACCTCCCAGCAGATACTGTTTTGATTATCTCCAGCAGTGGTGATTAGAAAGTACAAGGGCTGCATCCTGGCATCACCACTACCTTTAGTCATAACATCATAGAGCTTTCGGTTTGGTTGAGTGTGGAGCTCATCGAAGACAACGCCATGGGTGTTGAAGCCGTGCTTGTTTCCAACATCGGCAGAGAGCACTTGATAGATGCTTCCGGTGGGTTGGTAGATCAGTCTTTTCTGTGAGTCCAGAATCTTAACCCTCTTGGATAAGGCAGGGCACATACGAACCATGTCCGCTGCCACATTAAAAACGATAGAGGCTTGGTTACGATCTGCAGCGCAGCCATAAACCTCAGCACGTTCTTCGTTATCTCCACAGGTTAAGAGCAGGGCAACAGCCGCCGCGAGCTCACTTTTTCCCATCTTCTTTGGTATCTCTACATAAGCAGTATTAAATTGACGATAGCCATTTGGTTTTATGGTTCCAAATAAATCCCGGATGATTTTTTCTTGCCAATCTATCAGTTCAAAAGGCTTTCCCGCCCAGGTTCCTTTGGTGTGGGAGAGGCATTCAATAAAACCAACTGCATAGTCCGCCATCTCCTTGCTGTAATGGGAATCTTTCGCCATGTAAGAGGTTGGTTTATACTTCTTTAGTTTTCGGATATGCGGACACCTCCTTTAAAAAGACATAAAAAATAGACCATAAGGTCTTCTGTAACGAGGAAAAGAGCTATGCAGCCCTATTCCGCTATGCGTTTCTATCTTGTTGTTAATTGTATTTCTTCATCAAAGCTTCAAGCGCAGCTTGTGCATTGGCGTCGATGGGTTCAATGTCCCAGCCTCTATCAAAGTTTGCAATGATCTGGCCATCTCGCTTTAGCATCAGTTTTGAAATCCTACCTTCATCAATGCCGTAAGGGGAGCCTAAGTCAAAGCTTTTGATCCAGTAATAAATGGTTTTATTTTCGACTTCGATTTTACCTTCTCTCCACATGGTCTAAACCCTCCTTAAATCCTAACCAAGATTGCCGGTAGCATTTGCTTTTCGCCAGTCTGCCAGTCGGTATAGCTTGTCTTAACCTTTGTAAGTCCGTCCATCTTGCAGCCGTGCTTTTCAAATTCGGCAAGGGTTGCGATCAGCCCTGAGAAGGTGCTTGAAATGGTGATGTGGTCTATTCCATAGGCTCTGCAGGCTTTAACAATGTTTTCAATGTCGTAATCCCAAATGACCTCAGAAAAGTCGATGGTATCGTTTCCTGCTTCCTTGCTTCTTTCGTAGGCCCAGTACATTGTGCTGTTGATTCCAGACTCCTTAAAGTTTGCGCCGGTTGCTTTGGCTTCTTCAAATGCTTTGATTTCTTTCATGTTCTCATCCTCCATTTAGTGTGGTTTTGTTTTGGTATTACATATATCACTCTAAACGAGAATAATAGCAAGTCATTTCTGTAGTTATAGATCAGGTTTCTGGCCTAGAAGCTAATCTTCAATCGCTGTGTACCTCGAATAATCATAGCCTTCTGTACTGGATAATATCTTTTCGCCAGTGTCTTTGTTAATGACCCTGATACATCGAAGCTCACCTTTTTCGTTAGTCCCACCATCTGACTTCTTGATCCATGGCTGATCCTCTAGAAAATCACTGGTGAACTTCTTAAACTCTGAATCACTAAGCTGCACTTCTCGAATCACGGTGTAATCAGAACCAATGACGCCATCTTCTTTTGCATCTTCAGTTGCTTCTTTTAGTTCCTTAAGGTTGTAGAACTTTCGACCAAATAGTGCCTTCATTGCTGTGACTCCTTCCTGGAATTTTCATCGATTACTTTGCAGGAATCAATGCCGTAAACCACATTCAAGCTGCTGCCGTTATCCCACTGAACCATGATGGAGCCTGTGTCATCCACGCCCCACACGGTGCCTTTTGTGCCTGTTGGAGGTGCTTGCACATCATCCATCCAAAGGAGCTGAACCCTGGCTCCAGCGGGGTATTGTTTGCGTAGGTGGGCCAGTCTTTCTTTACTGATCGGTTTCACTTGGAGCACCTCCTTTGAAAGCGCTGCTGCCTGAAAGGTTTTGAAGGAGAATCTTTCTATGGGTTTTGAATTCTTCTCCAATAAAGCCGAGGCGGAGAAGGAAGCACCTAAATGCGTACTTTTCATTATCGACTTCTTTCTCTTTTACGGTGATTCTCTTTTGGGTTTTCGCCATCTCACAAAGCTTTGTAATGAACTGGGAGTAGGCTTTTATCTCATCTGGATTTGGCAGCTTAGAAAACCAAGGAAAGCTAATGCGTTCTTCGTCGGATTCAATGGGAAGGGTATCTACATTCAGAGCCTTCTTAATAAGGTTGCCTTTTGCATCTAGCATTTTGGCTAGCTTCTCCAGGTCTTCATCGGAGAGGGAGTCTTTTGGGATCTGGATGATGAGTCCCGTTTCCTCGGTATCCGCTTCAGCATGAGCTGGTTCATCCACCTCAGCTTCAAACCCAGCGCTTTGCAGCTTTTTCATCAGCGCATTGGTATCCTCCTGATCCACTTCGCTGTCAAAGGTTAGCTCACCGTCTTTTCCGATGTGGTAAGGTCCCACCTGGTATGCGCAGGATGGTACTCCCAGGTATTTTGAAGGAACCTCTGTGATTTCGCTGATGAGCTTCACCAGCTTTTTACGTTCGTTACCAGTTACGTTATAATTGATTTTCATGGTATTGACCTCCTTGTTTTTTGCTTACTACATATATCACTCTAAGTGATGTTAATAGCAAGTCTATCTTTCGATAGTTGTGTTATTTATTTTCAGGGAGGTCGCTGTACCGGTATTCTTTGCCATCACGCAGTAGATAGACATCATCTGAAGTCTGTGCTCCAGAAATGAACCTTTCGACTATGACGTCACAGAACTTCTCATCAAGCTCAATGGTGTGACAGATTCGCTGGGTCTGATCGCAGGCAATAAGCGTACTACCAGAACCGCCAAATGGATCGAGGACGATGCAGTTGCTAAGACTTGAGTTGAGAATAGGATGGGCCACAAGAGCCACAGGCTTCATGGTTGGATGAGAGCCATTCTTCTTCGGCTTTTCAAATTCCCAAATGGTCGTTTGCTTTCTATCCGCGTACCAGTTATGCTTGCCTTTCTTCTTCCAGCCAAAGAGCACCGGTTCATGCTGCCACTGGTAAGGAGACCTACCAAGGACCAGTGATTGCTTTTTCCAGATACAGGTGCCGGAGAGGTAGAAGCCTGCTTCAGCAAATGCCTTTCTAAAGTTCAATCCTTCCGTATCTGCATGGAAAACATAGATAGAGGAGTCCTGGGTCATGACAGCTTCCGTATTGGTAAAGGCAGCAAGGAGAAATTCATAGAAGGCAGAATCACCCATATTGTCGTTTTTGATTTTACCGGCAGACCCTTCATAGTTTACATTGTAAGGGGGATCTGTCACCACTAGGTTTGCCAGCTTTCCATCCATAAGCAGCGTGAAGGTTTCTGCCTTTGTAGAATCACCACAGACCAATCTATGGGGACCAAGCTTCCAGACGTCACCCAGTTTTGTCATGGCGGGTTTTTCCAGCTCTGCATCCACATCAAACTCATCATCGTGAATGCCTTCTTTCAGGGAATCTTTAAACAGGTCATCCAGCTCAGAAGGTTCAAAACCAGTAAGGGAGACATCAAAGTCAACACCTTGCAGATCAGCAATGAGTAGGGCTAGCTTATCCTTGTCCCAGTCGCCAGAAACCTTGTTCATTGCGACGTTTAATGCTTTTTCCTGTTCGGTGTTCAGATCTACCACAACGCAGTCCGCTTCCTTTTGGCCTAGATGCTGAAGCACACTAAGCCTCTGATGACCTGAAATCACAGTGTTATCATTATTTGCATTAACGACGATAAGCTCCACATATCCAAAGTTCTCAATGGAGGCTTTTAGCTTTTCAAACTCTGGATCTCCAGGCTTTAGTTCTTTTCTAGGATTGTAGGCTGCCGGATTCAGATCTGATAGTTTTATTTTTTGTATATTCATATCAAACACATCAACCTTTCTTTTATCAATAAGCGAGCTATTTGCCAGTCTCCGATAATTTCATTCACTTTCTTACCCTCATGTTCAACAGTTCTATGACATGAGGAGCATAAGGTCACAAGATTATCGAGGTCTCTCGATCCATTAGCACTAACAGGAATAATATGATGAACATTAAGATTCTTTTTAGTACCACATCGACGACAAACTTGGCCTTGTTTGATTGCGGCACTCAATTTATTCCACTCATAATCATATGGACCATAGGTGCGCTTTTTTATTGCATTATTACGCAGAACATGAATCATTCGTTCACGCTGTTCATCACTATATTCATTCCATCTCAGAGAGGTGGCTTCTCCAATCTTCTTCTTAGTTTCTTTTGAGTGATAGTCAGAGCCTAATCTTTTCTTTCGAGCTTTCAACCCTTCACTCACTTTTTTTCTGAAATGAGGGTCTTTATTTTTCTCAACTATATCTTTACGTGTTTTTTGCCAGATATTCTGACGAGCAACTGAACAAAAGAAGTGTGATGGAATTTTATGTGCAGCATATCTTCTTGAATTTTCCTGCCCACATGTTTCGCAAACATAATGAATCTTCATATCTCTTCACGCTCTACATTGAATTTCTCCGCCACCTTTCTTAAATTTAAATTGAAATCCACGTTCTCCCAAGGGAAGAGTGAGGAGTTGAAATGTCCGTAGGTTGCTGTATCAGAGTAGATTGCATTTCGAAGGCGCAGCTTTTCAATGATGGCCGCTGGTTTCAAGTTAAAGATTTCTTTTACCAGTTCACTTAAATCTTCGTCACTGATTTTCCCTGTACCAAAGGCTGTTACATTTACTGACACTGGATTTGCTTTTCCGATGGCATAAGAAATAGCGACCTCACATTTTTCAGCAAGCCCGCTCCAAACAATATTCTTAGAAATGTACCTGGCCATATAAGCGCCGCTTCTATCAACCTTAGTTGGGTCCTTTCCGCAAAGAGCTCCACCACCGTGAGAAGCTAGACCACCATAGGTGTCCACCATGATCTTTCTTCCAGTAAGTCCCGTATCAGCAGCAGGACCACCTTCAACAAACCTGCCTGAAGGATTGATGAGAATTTCGGTTTCATCATCTAAGGGGAAATCCTCAAAGCACTGCCAGAGTACATTATTTAAGATATCTGATTCTAATCTCTTTTGAGTTTTGTCCTTATGGTGCTGAACAGAAACTACCACGGTCTTTACGCGGATTGGTTTATCCCCATCGTATTCAACGGTCACTTGTGCTTTGCCATCGGGCAGGATGTCCTTGATGATTTTTCCTTTTCTACATTCATCAATACGCTTGACGATTCTATGAGAGAGAAGTAAAGGTAGAGGAAGCAGTTCACGGGTTTCGTTGGTAGCATATCCATAAACAGTGCCTTGATCGCCAGCACCGATGGAACCGTACGGATCAATGATTCCATTTCTTGCTTCAAGTGCTGTATCTACGCCAGCAGCAATATCTACACTTTGATGATGTACAAACACAAAAACTGTAAATTTCCAAGGACTATATCCCACCTCACGAAGTACATTTTTAACGATAAGTCGGATGTTAATTTTTTCGCTGCAGGTGATCTCGCCCGCCACGATGATTATTCCTTTAGTAGCCATGACCTCACAGGCCACACGTGAAGCTTTGTCTTTTCGAAGGCAAGCATCCAAAATGCTGTCAGCGATTAAATCAGAAAGCTTATCAGGATGTCCCTTGCAGACACTTTCTGCAGTTCTATAGTTTTTACTCATATCATTATCTCCCATCTGTTTTTATTTGCCCCTACGAGCAGAAAGAAGTCTTTCCATCACATCATCCTGCGGATTTGCTCCTTTGTAATCGCCGGTACAGTTTTCTTTTACGATCTGGAATATTTCAAACCATAGACGATTGGTTTGGTTCATGTAGTTCTGGCCCATGGATACATAAGGACTTTGAATGGCATTTCCTGTGGTGGGGTGCTTAGCAAGAAAACCATATTCAGTAATGGCTTCTTCACACTGAATCCACCTGGCAACACTCATGGCGTACCTTTCAAGGAGCTGGGGAGAAACCAGAGTAGCGCATCCACGCTGATCCAGCCATTGCCATGTGGCTTTGTAGATTTCACCTGCCACCAGAGCCTTGCCATCTTTTTGTATGGCTTCAAGCATCTTATTGGGTTCAGGCATTTCTTGTCCCTCAAGGTCTGCAGTGTCGGAAAACTCCATCACCGTCAGTTTCCTGCCACTGAGATTGCCTTCGGCTATTTTGTCAGCCAGAGGTTTCTTTTTTGCCCCTGCACCAACACGAGCGCCGCCTCTGTTCGTACCGTCTTTTGCCAATGATCACACCTCCTTTACAAAATGGGGCCTATACCCCCGTTTGAATCTGCGTTTTTTAACACGACACCCCAGCCCGCTGTCCGGATTGTAAGCCTGTAGGGATTTTACCTCCCCCAACGGTCACCACTCTCGGCAGTTATCTTAGAGTGACATGACTTACAAAGGGCCATCAGGTTACTCGTTTCATTGCCACCGCCTTTGGAGAGAGGGAGGAGGTGGTGTACTTCTTCAGCAGCTTTAATCTTTCCGTTCCTATCACACTCCTGGCAAAGAGGGTGGGTTTTGATGTAGCGATCTCTGATGCGCTTCCAGGACCTACCGTAGCGCTTATTGGACTCTGGGTTACGCTGGTACTGGTTGTAGCGTTTGGCGACCACCTTCTTATGCTCAGCGCAGTATTGATCGCTATCAGCAAGAAGACCGCAGCCTGAATAAGCACAAGGACGCTTGGGTTTGTATGGCATCGGTTCACCTCCTTTTGGGCATAAGAAAAGCCCTCGTGGGGTGTTCCCATGAAGGCTTGTTTACATTATTATCTCTCAATTATAGCGTACTAAAAAAAACAACTGCACTCAAGTGGACTTATGTGGACTTTACTATCCTCTTTTAAGTTTTCTGCTTTTAAGCACCGCGTTGATACCAGGGATTAGCTTGGGCACATTCTTATTGATGTTATCTGTTGTAATTCTGATCATCTCCCAACCTTCACCGAGTTTGTTGATGATGACCTCATCTCGGATGCTCTCATATTTTTGTCTGTCTTTCCCATGATAAATCTTGCCATCAATCTCAAGGGCAACTTTCATCTCAGGCAAAATGAAGTCAACAGAGTAGTCGAAGATTTTCACCTGGTGGAACGCTTTAACGTTACGTCGGATAAGTTCAAGTGCCACCATTATTTCTTCAGTACTCTGATACCACCCAGTCCTGCTCAAGCTCTCTTCTACAAGACGGATGGCATCCTTGTAGTGTTCAATGCCAGTGATTTTTGAGATCCTTTTTATGGCGTTTTGTAGCTTCATCTGTTTCTTATCCGTACTGATCACTTCCCCTTCTTCTCGCGCCTGCCGAACCAGTTCAGCCCTGCAGTCCTTGCAGGTATATTTAGTACCACGAGTGTATGTCCAACTATAAACAGGTGTATCGCAGATATGGCAAGGTGGATAATAACAATTGGAATCTCTACCATCCTTACCAATGGTTATTCCGTCTTCTATTGCTTCATGCCATCCCATTCTTATTCTCCCTCCCAGCTAATACAGCATCTACAGCCCTAAGCGCTTTACGATGAAGCTTCAGCACCCAGCTTACAGAATAATCAAGGTCGTAAGCAATATCTTCCCAAGGCTGATATGACAGGTAGCGTTTCTCTAGAATCAGCCTGTATTCAATGTTGTTGACACCTTGGATGATCTCAATAATGTTAATCTTGCACTTCAGAAGTTTGGCAAGATCATCGTTCAAATTGTTTTTAATATCTATAATCTTACAGACAGCATCTGCCATATGAGATACTGATTTGCTGGGGTTATTAGGCATTCCATTTATGGCCGAAGTGCAGTTCATAGCCATATTCTCCAGGGATGCCACTTGCTCAAGCTTACTGTTTATTCTTTGATCCAATCGATAGGCTTTACTGAGATATTCTTTAGCATTCATTGTTTGACCTCCTCTCTCAGTTTTCGGAGAAGTATCTCCGGTTCTACCGCTGTAAGTTCTCTAAACCAATCAGAGCGTAAAAACCTCTCTACTTCAGCTTTTGTGAGTTTTGCAAATTCATGGCGAGGATGCTTCATCAGCTTCTTTAGTGCATCCCTATAGTCCTTGACGGCTAGTAAAACTATGGCATTGGCTAAATCTTCATAAGGATCACTCATCGCTTCACCTCCAATTTAGCTTTTACAGAATCGATTAAAGATGCTTGTGTTTTTTCTTTTTTTGTAAGTGCTGTCATCACATCTTCATCTATGGTGTCCTTGGTAATGATGTGGTGAATGACAACCGTATCCTTTTGCCCTTGTCTGTAGAGGCGAGCATTGGTTTGCTGATAGAGTTCCAATGACCAGGTGAGTCCAAACCAAATAAGTGTGGAACCACCACTTTGAAGGTTAAGTCCATGTCCAGCACTTGCAGGGTGGATCACCGCTACAGGAATTTCACCTTCATTCCACTCTTCAATATCCTTTGATGACTTTAGCTGCCTTACTGGAAATCTCTTCTGAATACGTTCCAGATCATGTTTGTACCAATAGGCTACAAGGACCGGTTTTCCGTTGGCCCCTTCAATTAAATCTTCAAGGGCATCAAGTTTTCTATCGTGAATAACATGCGCTTTATTTTCATCATCATAGACAGCACCGTTTGCCATCTGAAGGAGTTTTCCTGAAAGTACTGCAGCATTTACTGCATCGATTTCTTCTGCTCCCAAACTTGCTACCATATCATCTCTAAATCCAGAATAAATGGCCCGCTCTTTTTCATTTAAATACACAGGCACTGTGTTTATTACGCATTCAGGCATTTTTAGATAATCAATGGACTTCATAGAAATGGTGATATCGGATATCTGACTATAGATCTTTTCTTCAGCTCCTGACTGCAATTTATATGAAAAGATGATCTGACCATTGCGTTTATCCGGTGTGAAGTAGGTATTACGGTAGTGGGTTATGTACCTACCAAGCCTCTGACCCAGATCCAGAATACGAAACTCGGCCCAGAGGTCCATAAGCCCATTACTTGAAGGTGTACCAGTCAGACCAACAACTCTTTTCACTGTTGGCCTAACTTTTAGAAGGCTTTTAAAGCGCTTTGCGCTGTATGATTTGAATGATGACAATTCATCAATAACCACCATATCAAAGTCAAAGGGGATGCCACTTCTATTTACAAGCCAGTCGACATTTTCACGATTGATGATATAAAGTGTGGCTCTTTTCATGAGGGCATCTTTTCTCTCTTTGTCAGTTCCAACGGCTAACGAATAGGATAAGCCTTGTAGATGATCCCATTTATTAATTTCAGAAGGCCACGTATCCCTTGCCACTCTTAATGGAGCAATGATTAATACTTTTCTGATCTCAAACCGATCAAGGCATAAATCAAATATCGCTGATAAGCTTATTACACTCTTCCCAAGACCCATTTCAAGTAAAACTGCAGATACTGGATTGGATATTATAAAATCCGTTGCATAGCTTTGATACTCATGAGGATTGTATTTCATCAAGCACCTCTCCAATCTGTTCTACCCTATCAATGCAGTAGACCAAAAAACCTAACGCTTCCAGTTGCCTTTTTCGTCTTACCTGCAGAGGCCGCATCTTTTTACCTGGTGCTTTTAATTCAACAAAGGCCATTCTTGCCATGGGAAGAAGTACAATCCTATCTGGCACACCATCAAACCCTGGACTTACAAACTTTGGTGCGATGCCTCCCCTCTCTTTCACTGCTCTTACCAGTTTTTGCTCTATATATTTTTCAGTCACTTGTTTACCTCCCATCTGACACAAGAACACAAAATCACAAGCGTTTCCCTATATTTACTAACGCCCGTATACGTGCACAGGTATTCACTATCTACTTATAAGAAAAAGCATTTTTAATATAAGGGAAAAACTTGTGTTGTGTTGTGTTCCCTATTCACCGTAATTGTAAAGTCGCTGCCTACCATAAATCGGCAAACGCTTAATACTGCTGGTACGTTCCCAACCAGGAATCTGAGCCATAAGTGCTGCAATCTGATAACTATCAGTGGTCTTTAATTCTGGGAGATTATGATTAAAGCACTCGCACCAAATTTCAGCATTGCTTACAGAGGTTCGTGTAACAGTTCCTGTATGCTTTGCCCCACCAAATTCACTACCGCTTAGGTAATTTCTACGGGCAAACAAATCCATGCTATCCCAATCATCTGGAAGCAAGGTATTCAGGTACTCTTCAACCATGCCAACACGCTCATCAGCCTCCATGGCACCCTTCTGGGCCTTTTCAGCTTCTTCTAAAATGTCACCCTCCAGATATAGCTTTTCGCCTGAGTTCCATATTTCTTTTGCTTCAGCCCAGAACTGCTGCCTGTATTCTTCCGTAAAGCTCCATGTCTTTTTTTGCTTTTTCTGATGCACCTTGATGATCCAAAAACGACGATTTCCTGTGATATCACGTAAATATCCACGCTCTCCATTTACCGTTGCAATAACAATGCACTGTCTAGGATGGCTTTCAACAACTCTGCCATAAGACGGTCGATACTTATCATCAGAGGTAGAGAGGAATGCTTTCACTTTTTCAATATCGGCTTTCTTCATACCTGCAAGTTCACCGATCTCAACTACCCAGAATCCCTGAAGTTTTTCAGCACCTGACTTGTCGTCCATATCGGTAAGAGATAGAGTTTCAGAATAGAAGTCCGCTGTTACCAGGTCTTTTAAAATTGTGCTTTTGCCAATACCCTGATCGCCATCAAGCACAGGAACGCAGTCAAACTTAATTCCTGGAACATATATCCGCGCAACTGCCGCTGCAAAGGTCTTTCTAGTCACTGTGCGTATATACTCAGTGTCATCAGCCTGAAGATATTTGATGAAAACATCTTCCACACGTTTTACTCCATCCCACGCAGGAAGGGAATCAAGATAATCCCTTATAGGGTGGAATCTCCGATCATCAGCAACCTTGGTAAAAGCAACATCGTGGTTTCTACTTGAGAACGGAAGGTAGCGAATATCCATAATGGACTTAAGCTGGGCTGTGTCGGCGTCTCTCCAAAACACGTTACCTTCCGGTCTTTCCCACGGAAGTGGTCCAGTGACCTGGATACGGTTTGATAACTCGTTGAATGCAAAATTCTTAAAATCAGGATCATGATTCAGGATAAGGTTTAAGTTGTACACGCTGTTTTCGAGCACTTGACTTCGAGGCTGATACTTTAGTTTTTCTTTCCAGTTGTCACCAAAATCTGTAAAGTCCACTTCTGCTTCTGCGAGTTTTTCATTGGTAGCAAAGACTTTCACCTCATCGATCTTCATTACGAAATCACACATACTCTTAAAGGACTTCTTAACATCGTCATCTCCAAACTTATGGATACGGACGATGTCAAAGGCGTTACATAATTTAAGGTAGGCCGGGTCCTTGGCATGATGGCTGTATACGAACTTGCCACCTTCCTTAATTTCAACACCCGCCATACTGCTTGACTCTATAAAATGGTAGCGTTCTTCATTATCTGTTGGCTCGTAGATATCTGATAAAAATACATCGATTGCTTTTGTGACAGGGAAGTAGACTCTATTGAAAAGCCCGACAACACCCTCCTTTTCAAGAGGGTCCTGTACCTTCTGATGCGATACTGTATTTGCCTTGCTCTCCCTCGATGAAGTTGGAAGTCTTGTAGGATCAGTCCATTCAGGATGAGCTGTTAGAATATCATCTGGATTAAGCCAGTCCTTGTCCACTTCCTTATAGATGAAGTTTCCGTTGGATGGCGTACTTGGCCAGTACATCAGCTGGTTTGGGAGATAGGAGCATTCATCGAAATAATCCATACCGAGCATCTGTGCAAGATATCTTGATACTGCCACAAACTCCTCAGAGGTCACATCCCTTGTAAGAGGCAAGATAATGCGAACTCTAGGATTTTCGTCAGTACTACTATGGGTTGAGTAAAGAACTGAGATATACTGGACATTCGATTCATAGTTTTCAAGAAACTCTTTATCAATGCGGTCACCATCTAAGGCAATCATTGAGCGGAGCTCCACAGTGTCGATTTTCCTTCGACCGCCTTTTAATACCCCTGCAACAAAACCACCATGATCTTTTGCATCATCCTTTTGAGCCTTGCTGAATTTGGAGTATTCTTCTGCTGATTCTGTCGTACGGATTGGAGTCTTCAACCTATCTTTTAGCTCATCAAATGTGATTTGTTTGTTGACCCACTTCTTTGCCTGTCGGCTGTTCCCGTAGGCAATGGCTAGTTTTCTCAACTTAATGACCCCCTTTCACCCCATGTTCAAACCTGGCCTGTCTAGCAGCACGATATGCTTTCTCTGTTGCTCTAGAATTCATATCACAAAGATAGTTGCTGTCATCGCCGAAGAGTTCAAATTTCCCTTTGTGGTTTATCCCAGGATATGCCGCAAAGTAATCCCCATCGATAGTTTCAAAGTTGTACTTATTGGGCCACTTGCCGTTGTCATTGTAAGCTTCATTTTCTATGGACCATAGGATGTCATCAATATCTGCACCACTAGGAATATTCACAACCACAAGGATGGCTGTCTGGGACTTTCCGTAAAAATCAGGATCATCTTTTCCTAGCTCGTAGAAACGGTTAATTTTCTCTGCATCAGCATCGGTCATCTGGCCCTTGACCTCAACGTAAAGATCACCACTGGATCTACCGTCTACGCCGTGAAGAAGAAAGTCTGGAAGATAGGTTAACCCATTTCCAAGGTCATATCCTTCAGGTTCATACTCGTAATCAATACCACAGAAATCGGAGAATACAGCCCAACGAGCCTCAAGCCTAGACCTGAAGAGGTAACCTTTATATTCGGTCTCTATTGCTTTTATTTTTTTCATAATGTGTCCACCTCCTCAAAATCTTTGTTGAAGTATCTGATCGGCTGTCTACGTTTCTTGGCCTTTTCAATTTCAATGCTCATACCTTTTGAAATAACATCACCGAGTACCCACACTTCCTGGCATTTGCCCATGAGGATGATGTCCATGAAAATTGCCAGGTCGCGTTCTTTTTCATTGTTATCATCCATAAACTGTGGAAACATAAGATGCGGAGCCAGTGGAATGTTCCCTTTCTCTAGTGCAAACCGGCAGAAGTCCTGCGCTCGTTTAACATTTCCTTCGATGTCCCCACTAAAAGGAGAACAAATATAGACAAGAGGCCTAAAGGCAGCTTTTGATGCTGCCTTTTCCTCGCGAGTGACGTTACTTAGTGCTTCATATGGAGTAGGGTCATAGTATCCTTCAGCATTGAACTTATTTACGCTCATAATACTGCCCTCCGCTCTTGACCTTCTTACTGCATTCATCGCAGAATACTGCTGTACCATAAAGGTCGCTCTCACCATCACTTAAAATTTCACCGATATCTACTGACACCTCAGACCCACACATGGGGCAATGGCAAAACACATTCTCATCTGTTATTTCAATGGATATTTCCATGGAATCATTCACTCTTTCTTTCACATAAAACATTGTTGTAGCCCTCCTTAATTATTTTCTATTTTGGTTTTGTACCATTCCAAGTAACGCTTGCGCTGCTGATAATCTGGGACAGCCACTAACAAGCCAACATCTACTTTTTGTAATGTGTCAATCATCGTAATCTGCTCATCAGACAAATAAGGCCTGATGCTTTTTCCTTTTTCAATTCCGTTTGCTAATCTAAACTGCTTTGCTGTCATTCCAACAACGATGCGATTTAACATATCGCATTCATTACTGAAGTGATATGGCTTAGGGTTTTCATGCAGCAGCTTTATGTTGGCTGTTAACAATGGAAATTCTTGTCTTGCAGAAACAAGCGTTTTAATGAAGCACTCCATCTCGTTGAACCTACGGATGTAAAGCTCTTTGAATTTCATTGCTTTTTGTCCCGAGTATCCCATCACCAGCATCGTGAATCCATCCCGAGTCATGAAATAACAAGGTAGCTTTCTGCCAGTACTGTCCTTATAAGAATCAGATTTAAAGTTAGAATTAATGAAATTTTCACTCAGCCCAGATTTGGGCTCTGTGATTCTTGCAATATCTCGCAGAACGTGTTTGTGTTGTTTTTCAAAGAACTCTGCCACAAACAAACTATCCACTCTTGCCGTATCATTGGTGTCGGCAAATACACCATATTGGTCCTTAGGTATTAATTCTCTCATCAGAATTACCTCCTTAATTTTTTTGAAGGTCTTGACCCTTCTAAGTGGTAGCCTTGGGAAAGGGGCAAATCTGACGATTCTGATATTCTTCTTGTAATTTTTTTGTTGCTCTCTTTAATTTCTGGGTGATGTTATTCTCATCTGCACCTATGGAGTTGGCATATTCACGTATTGGGATTCCGTCGATACGGACTGCAATAAAGGCCTCTGCCCATTCTGGTTTCTTGGAAAGAGTTTTGCGGATCCAATCGCAAATGACCTCGCATTCATAATCTCTACTGCGTGTTTCATCATCAGAGGTGGTACAGAGATAATCCATGATGTTAAAAGACTCATCATCTGGTTCACCCTGAACATATCCCCTCTTGCCATTTGATTTTTTCATCTTGGGATTAGGGTCAATCCGCCTTGTTTCCCTCCGCCAACCGTTATATTCTTTGGAGTTCAACAGGTCAAACATCTCTTGTACAGTTTGACAACGCTTGATTTCTTCTTTCTTCTCAGGCTTAGCCTCCGCAAGACGCTGCTCATAATCGATGTCCAGCATTACGCTGTAATCTCCATCTGGAATTTCAATTGTGGTGTAGTTTTTGTTACCGTTCTTGATGTTGTCCTCATACAATACTTTAATTTTCATTTTGTACTCCTTTCCGTCCTGGCATTGACGGCGGAATACAAAAAGAGCCTGTGGAGAAGATGACCACAGACTCCGCATGTCCTAAAAATGGGCACACGAAATCACGGTGGGTGCATCCTCATTCCAAATACAGTCTTTATCACTGTATTCTGAACTCTTATGCATCCCGCCGTCCGTATGCGCACTAGGACATTGAGATTAATTTTGTTGATTAATACCTTTGAGGAAGATAGGCAGGCTGATTAATCAAATCTTTCTCTGCCTATCGATCAAAGTAAAAAATCTACTTCTTTTTGCTTTGTTTCGTTTGACTTAAAGCACTGCCAGCAACTGATTTAGATTGCTTGCTATAACGTCCATCACTAAGAATTTTGCTTGCTTTTGATGCAACTCTTTTAGATGTTTGCTTTGTATTACGCTTGGCCATTTGCGCTACCTCCTTCCATAATTCTGAATTTGTTCAGAATTTATATTTTCTTTTGAAGATAAATTCAACAATAAACAACAAAATATTTGCTTTTGTGAATTTCTCCTCTGGAAATGTGTGATTTTTCGTGATATAATTCAAGAAATGTTTGTATACTTACAACTCTTTCTTCAACATCACTCAATCACTAATAAAATTGTATAAAAAAAAGCCCTTCCATTAAGGAAGGACTCGGAGAGGTTCGGAAGGATTCGGAAATATAGTTGGAGGTGCTAGATAATGCTCTTTAGTGAATTTGCGAATATACTTTATAAACACAGTGACACGTCATATAAGCCACATGAATTTTTTCTGTCGCTTTTTGATAACATTATGAGAGATCCTCAAACGGTGGAGGAGATAAAACAATCAAAGGAAAGTAAATACAACCCCTTTGACTCTCTTGCTCCGGATTCTTTGGATCGGTATTTTAAAGGTACTCTCCCACTAAGTAAGAGAAATGTACATAAAGTTATTAGCAGAAAAGATACAGATAAATTTGCAGATTACATAAATACAATAAATGAGCATAATCAAATGGCTATTGAAGATGAAATCAAAGCAATGATTCCAAACTTCAATCCTGATGAGGTTTTAGGGTATGCTTGTGCTGATTTATTTCTTCAAATCCTAGATGATATTTATGAAGGTAGAGAATCTAAAGAATCATCTAGCATTAATGTTTCGAATAATCCACCCTCCGCTTCGAAATTAACTTCCTTACCTTCCCAAACTATTTATTATGATGAATCAGATGGAAAATTACATATTGGGGATGTTAAAATATCTATTCCTAAAGAAATTGAACCCCCGCAAGATATTGCTCCAGAAGAAGAAAGATATGTCTGTGAGCTACTTGCAGCTTATGCAGAAGCTATAAAATCTGGTGACTTATCAAAATCTGATTTAGAGTCTTTACCCAGAAAATATAAAAGGAACTTCTCTGATCAACGAATTAATTATTATAGTGCATTACGTATTGACCGTTTTATTAGAGAATCCCTTGATAAAGGTGAGGAGCACTCAAAGAAATGGAAATCTGAAACGCATGATTATATTAAAGATACCTTATGGGATGATTATGACGATGGATACAAGCGGCTGTTAACAGTAATGAAAAAGGTAGTAGATTGCTCTACCACATCTGCTGTCGACAGTATTCAAAATCTTATTGGCCCAAAAGAAAAGAAAGGAACCTGTCACTTATTGGTCAACGACGGTTACGTTCGTTGGGTGGATGAAGATGAATGACAAAGTTTTTAATACTGAATTTGAAATATCTATGAGGTTGTTGCTTGTCTTATCTCAATCTGAAAAGAAAAGGCTCACATTCGATAGCCTAGTAACAGCAGATTTTATTTCAAATTACTCAAAAGAGTTCGGACTATCTCATAGCAATCTTCACGGTGAAAATGAATTTAGTTTTTCTGAATTCTCTGCAAGAAGAGCATTAGCACAAAAAGCTATAAAACAGCTTGTGCTTGAAAACTTAGTAAAGGTTTCTTATTCAAATGATGGCTTTAAATACTCTATCACGGAACGTGGACAGGCCTTAAGTAATTCTTTGGCTTCTGATTATGCCACTGAATATAGATTATATGCTCAAAAAGCTATTGTTTATATGAGTTCAAAAAATGAAAAAGAGCTTCTAAATTTAATTACTCGAGAAGCCTCTAAGTCATTAAGGAAGGGGTAACTTATATGGCATTTTATATTACTAAAGTAACAGCAGCTGGCACAAGTAAGCCTCCCGCTACAATAACTTTTAATAAGGGATTGAACATAATTTGTGGTGTTTCCGATTCTGGAAAGACCTGCGTATTAAAATGCATACAATTTGCTATGGGTGTAATTAAGAAACCTTTTGAAAAAGAACAAACGGGATATGAAAGTGTCAACCTAGATATACTGACTTCAGAAGGCTCTCTCCATATTTCACGAACAGTTGGGAAAAATGCAGTAAATGTAGTTTCCGAAATATCTACAATTGATGGTGGCGACTATGATATTGAATATAAAAGCAACGGGAATAAAAACCCTGTCTTAAATGAACTTTGGCTTAAACTAATTGGCATCGAAAAACTGCCAATGATAATAAAAAATCAAGATTTTGCTAGACAACGTCTCTCCTGGAAAACTCTTTTGAGACTGTTTTGGTTAAAAGAACAAGAAATTGAAAATCCAAAATCGGTGCTTTTACCTTCAACGCCTACTCAAAATCCTTATTTTTTTGCCTCCCTTCTATACCTTCTCACAGGAAATGAATTTCCAGACATGGAGGAACATGATAAGGATGAAATCAGCAAAGCCAAAAAGGATGCTGTTCGTCAATTTGTAAACGGTAGAATTTCTCATATGTCTAAAAAGAGAGAAGAACTACAAAAAGCATTATCGGCCTATGGCGATTTAGATGTTGAAGAGGAAATGCAAAAATTAATTGATAACCTTTCTGCAACAGAATCTGCTATCGCTGCAGCCACAGAAGAAAGTAAAGATTTACTAGGTACTTTACTAAACTTAAAGGAGATAGAAGCAGAAAACCAAGTTACTCATTCTCACTTTCAGTCACTGAAAAGTCAATATACAGCTGATATTAAAAGACTTTCATTTATTGTGGATGGAGAGGTACACTTACACTCTGTTGGTGAGAATAAAAAATGTCCTTTTTGTGAGGGTAATATACGTCCAACAGAGAGAAAGTCTTATATTGAGGCATCAAAAGCTGAACTTAATCGTATTATTACACAATTGCAAGGCTTGTCAGAGAGCGAAAAAGATGTCATTACATCTTTAAATGAAGTTCGTGGAAAAATTAATCATCTTGAAAGCCAAAGATCTGACATTGAAAAATTAATCGAAACCGAGCTTACTCCACAATCCAATAAACTAAGAGAAGGAATACAACAATATCGCTCTTATGTACAATTGCAACAAGAATCGGCTGTACTGCAAAGTGTTTCTCAAGACTGGATTGTGGAGTTACAAAAACAAGAAAGTGATAGTTCAGACAAACTAAAATTCAAACCAAAAGAACATTATCCTGTTGATTTCAATACACGCATAGATGAAATAGCTTATTCAATTTTAGTTGACTGTAAATATGAGAATTTGAATACAGCCCATTTCAATATGGGTACATTTGATTTAGAAATAAACGGCTATGCAAAAGAAGATAGTCACGGTAAAGGTTATTGGGCTTTTATAAATACCATTGTAGGATTAACTTTCAGGCAGTATTTACAAGAAGATGCTGTTTATAAGCCAGGGCTTTTTGTAGTAGATACACCTTTATTAGGTTTAGATCAAGGTGTTGATGATAATGCTCCTAATAGTATGAGAACCGCGTTATTCCAATACTTTATTGACAATCAATCCGAAGGACAGATGATAGTTGTAGAAAACACAAAGGATCTTCCAGAATTGGATTATGAAGCAAGTGGGGCGAAGGTCATAGAATTTACTCAAGACAAGTATAAAAGCAAGTATAAAGAAAGCCGTTATGGTTTTTTACATGATGTATATAGTAATTAG